CGCCACCCAGCACCAGCGCCACCTCGCCCGCGTAAGGATTGGCCATCGCCGAGCTCACAGCGCCACGAAATCGAGCCGCCCCGCCGAGGCCAGCGACATCTCGTAGGTCGCCTCGCCATCATGGGTGCCGCCATACTCGATTCCGGTCACCTGGAATGGCCCCTCGATGGTGCCGAAGTCGGGGATGACCACCTGGAAATTCGGTGTTTCTCCGTCGAAGAATATTTGCCGCATCCGCGCATCGCTCGCCGCGTCGCGAAAGACGCCCGATCCGCTGATGCTGGCGGATTTGACGCCCGCGCCGGCCAGCAACTCTTGCCAGCCGCCCGCCGAATCGAGGCTGGTGACATCCACGCTCTCGGCGTTGAAGCTCACCCGCGTTGCACGCAGCCCCGCCACCGTCTGGAAATTGCCGCCGCCATTGAGATCGACCTTGATGAGAAGGTCCTTGCCATTCTGAACTGCCATGTCTCGTCTCCGTTCTGTCTTGGATCAGGCACCGTCATCCACACGCGCCCGAAAGGTCAGGTCGATCCGGCGCAACTGCCCGTCGCGGCTACGTCGCGCGCGGGCGCGCAGGAAGTTGAGTGACACCAGCCACCCGCGATCGAGCGTCAGCGCCGCGCCGACCAGGGCATCGCTCACCGCGCCCGCCGTTTGCTTGGCGATGAGAAATCCCGCCGCCGCGCTCACCACGGTGACGGTGACGCGGTGTTCGGCGCCTGCCGCGGTGCCATCACCGCGCTCGCGCACATCCTCGGGGCCAAGGATCACGTAGAGATCGGGCACCGTGCCCTGAGGGGCCGCGTCGTAGATCGCGCCGCCCACCAGCGCCGCCAGCGCCGGGTCGGCCGAGAGCCGCTGCCAGATCGCCGCCTGAAGTGCTGCGGCCATGCCATAGCTCATGCCACCACCTCCTCTTCGACCCAGAGTGTGAGATACCCGCGGCCCGCGTCGCTCTCGGTCACGGAAAGGATGTGAAGGAGCCGCGCGCCATCGCGTAGCCGCTGCCCGGGGATTGGTCGAGAGGGGGCGCCCTGCGGGGCCGCGCGCACGGTGATGCGATAGCCCGCGCGCCCCAGCCGCAGCCCCTCGCCCGCCACCTCGCGCCCCGTGCGCACGTCGAGCGCCGCCCAGAGCGTGCCGCGCACCGCCCAAACCTGCGTGAACCCACCCGCGCCGTCGGGCACGCGATCGGGCGCCTCCAGCACCAGCGGGCGGTCGAGCATGGGCCGCGCCATCACCGTGCCCCCCCGCCCAGCAGACGCACCTTGCGGTAGCGCTCGATCAGGCTCGCCACACCGAAGGGCATGCAGCCCTCGCGTAGCGCGGTCTCGGACCGGTGCTCGTAGTAATGCGCCGCGAGCAGCAGTACCGCCTGCGCCAGATCGGCGGGCAGGTCACCCCAGCCCGTACCATAACCCGCGCGAAACACGATCTCGGCCACGCCGCCCGTCGGCACAATCGGCAATCTATGCCCCACGGGCCGCAGAACCGGGCGGTGCGCGTCGCGCTCCAACCGATAAAGCGAGGCACCAATCACCTCTTCCTCGTCAACGCGATCGCGCAGCACGAGGCTCAGGATCGCGCTCACCGGCGCCACCGGCAGCGGCTGCCCGGCCGGATCCTGCCAATCATGCAAAACCCAGGAAAAATCCTTCTCGATCAGGGCCTTGCCGGTGCGACCCTCGATCGCGGCCAGCGCCGCGCGAAGAAATCCCTCCAGCACGGGGTCCTGAATATCGTCATCCGCGAATCCGGTGCCCAGCCGCAGATGCGCCTTGAACTCCGTCAGCGGCAATGCGGCATCGGGCACCGCGGTCTCTTCCATCAGCAACATGGACCATCTCCATCATCCCGGACCCCTCCGGCTCTTGCGGCGCGTGCCGCCCGGCGTTGCACGGACGGAGGGGAAGCTGAACAACGCCGCGTCGCGCGGCACGCGCCCCGGACGGGAGCCATCGGCCCCCGCCCGCCTTCACCGCGCGCCTCAGGCGACGGCGAACCGCAACAGCTTGATCGCCTTGAAATCGCTCACATCGCCGCCCACGCGCTTGGTCGCGTAAAACAGGACATGCGGCTTGGCGCTGAACGGGTCGCGCAGGATGCGCAGGTCGGGCCGCTCGGCCACCGTGTAGCCTGCGCGAAAATCGCCAAAGGCGATGGCATCCGCCCCGCTCGCGATCTCGGGCATGTCCTCGGCGATCAGCACCGGGTAGCCCATCAGCCGCGCAGGCTCTCCGGCGGCCAGCCCGTCGGACCACAGGAACCGGCCATCCACATCCTTGAGCTTGCGCACGACACCGGCAGTGCGCGAATTCATCACGAACGTGGCGTTGGCGCGGTATTCGGCACCCAGCGCGTAAACCAAATCGACAATCGGATCGGGGCCGCCCAGATCAGCATCGATGCCCGTGGGCACATAGCCCAGGTTGCCCCAGGTCCAGACGTCGTTGTCCACCGCCGGACGACTGAGGAACCCGCGCGGCTTGTCCACCCCGTCACCCGACACGAAGGCCGCGGCTTCGGCGCGCGAGAACCGGTCGGCGATGCGCGCGGCCAGCCAACCCTCCACGTCGAAGGCGCTGTCATCGAGCAGCCGCTGGCTTGCCTTCGGCAGCGCGCTCAGCTCGTGCAGCGGGATCGCGATGCGGTCGATCTGCGGCGTGTCGGTCTCGGCCACGCTACCGGTCTCGCTGGCCCAGCCGTGGCCCAGCTCGGTATGGTCCACCAGCACGTCGAACGACGTCGCCTCGACCGCGACCACATTGGCGATCGCCCGGATCGACGCGGTGGAGTTGAGCACCGAGCGGATCGTCTCGGAGGTCTGCGGATCGACCAGATAGCCGCCCTCCGCTGTCACCGCGGTGTTGAGCGCCTTGCCCTCGAGGTCGAGGCCGCGCAGCCCGTCATCGTCACCCGAGCGCAGATAGGCGTCGAACGCCTTGCGATGCGGTGCATGCATGTCGGTTTGGCCTGCCAGTTGCGGGCGCGCCTGCGTCAGGCTCTTGCGTTCGATCATGGTCATCTTGTCTTCCTGCTGTTGAAACCGCGTGGTGATCTCGGCCCGAAAGCCCTTGAACTCGTCGAGGAACCCGCACAGGGCCTCCCCCATCTCGGCTGCCGGAGACACGTCTTCCCCGGTCCGAGCCTTCGTCTCGGTCGTCATCGTCAACTCCTCTCGGTTGCGGGTCGGCGGCTCAGTCGCGCGCCATCTCCCGGCGCGCCGCCCTCAGCACGGCCGCCATCTCGCGCAAGGTGTCGTCCCCGGGGCTCTCGCCCTTGGCCGCCACCCGCGCACTGGGCAGCATCGGGAATGTCACCAGCGACACCTCCCAAAGCTCCAGTTCCTGCAAGAGCCTCTGGCCCTTCTCGTTCCGGCCCGCGCGCACGGTGCGATAGCCGATGCTCAGCCCGTCGAGCGCTCCCGCGGCGATCAGCGCCGCCGCCTCGCGGGCGCGCGCGACACCGTCAAGTAGCCGGCCCTTGACCCACAGGCCGCGCCCGTCCTCGCGCACCTCGTCCCAGATGCCGATGGGCTCACGCGGATCGTGCTGCCACAGCATCCGCACGCGGCGCCCCTCTGCGCCCATCCGCTTGAGGCTCGCCGCATAGGCCCCACGCGCGACGATATCCCCGCCTTGATCGGGCGCATCGAACAGGCTCGCATAGCCCTCGATCCCGCCCGCTTCGGTCACGCGCAGCCCGTCGACCCCGCCTTGCATGAATTTGCGCTCCAAATCCGTCTCCATCTCCATCCACCTCATCCTTTCCCCTCATCCCGGCAACGCCGCCAGGATCGGCTGAAACGCCTGCACCAGCAC